TGTTACAGCATCCTCTGGTATTACACTTACCAATGCTGATGGTGTATCAGGTAACACAACTATTAACGTTGCTTCTACAAGTAACAACGCTGCAAACAACCTAGTATTAAGAGACGGATCTGGTGACTTTGCTGCTAATGAGATTACTTCAGATTTAATTGGTAACCTTACAGGTGCTACTTCTACTGCTAAGGATCTTAATCCTGCTGCTGATAGCACATACGATCTTGGAACTAATACAGTTAGATGGCAAGGAATCTTTGCAGATGCTGCAAATATAACTGCAATCACTGGTGATGTAACTGGAGATCTTACAGGTAATGCTGATACTTGTACTACAGCAACAAGAGTACAAATCTGGGCAAACAACAGCACAGACGCTACTCATTACTTGGTATTTGCTGATGCTGCAACTGGATCTGAGACTATAGATTCAGACACAGGTCTTACATATAACCCAAGTTCAGGAATTATTACTTCTACTCAGTTTACTGGTAACGTAGTTGGTAATGTTACAGGTAATGTCACTGGTAATGCAGACACTGCCACGATTCTTGCTACAGCAAGAAATATTGGTGGAGTATCATTTAATGGTTCTGCTGATATAACCCTTCCTGGTGTTAACGCTGCTGGTAACCAAGATACTTCAGGCACTGCTGCGATAGCAACAACCATTACACTCGCTGACGAATCTACTGATACGTCATGTAATGTCCTATTCGCAACTGCTGCTACTGGTAACCTAGGTGCTAAGACTGGTACAAACTTAACATTCAATTCAAATACTGGAATACTTACTGCTACTGGATTTGCTGGTCCTATCACTGGAGAAGTAACTGGTAACTCAGCAACCGCAACGAAACTTGCTGCTGCTGTCAATATTGGTGGGGTGGCATTTGATGGATCTGCTGCAATCACTCTTCCAGGTGTCAATGCTGCAGGTAATCAAGACACCTCTGGTAATGCTGCAACAGCAACTGAATCAACCAATGTTACTGCTGTAGCAAATAACTCTACAGACGAGACAACATATCTAACATTCGTTGATGGTGCTACTGGCACACAAGGAATCGAAACTGACACAGGACTAACATATAATCCAAGTTCAGGAATCATTACTGCTACTCAGTTTACTGGTGCTGTAGTTGGTAATGCTTCTACTGCAACTGCCTTAGCAACCTCAAGAAACATTGGTGGAACTGCATTTAATGGAACTGCTGATATCACTCCTGGTGAAGCAACACAAGCAACTAACCTGAATAATCATGATACAAATGATTTGGGTGAGGGATCATCTAATCTTTACTATACAGAAGCAAGAGTTCAAGCAAAACTTGACAATGCATACGCACAACTTAGTGCAATGCTTAATAACCTTGCTACTGCAACAACATTAAAACTCAATCTTTCTGGAGACCCAACACCAGGTTCTGTTACTACTTTAGGTTCTATCACTGCTGATGGTGTTGGAGGATTTAGTGCTGGAACTGCTGTTGCGACTACTGGTGGAACTGGAACTGGAATGACAGTTGATACAACAGTGGTTGGTGGTGTTATAACCGCACTTGCACTTAATGCTGCTGGATCTGGATATTTAATTGGAGATACATTGACAGTTACTAACCCTAATCTTGGTGGTGTTAAAACATTAGACCTTACAAGTTTAGCAGGTGGTCTTGGTGGATTTAGTAACGGAACTGCTGTTGCTACTACTGGGGGATCTGGATCTGGATTAACTATTGATACTACTGTCAATTCAGAAGGTGCAATAATCAACGCAGTTATCAATGCTGCAGGAACTGGTTATGCAAATGGTGAAACAATTTCTATCGCTAACCCTAACGCAGGGGGTGCTAAGACTGTAGATACAATTGTAGGTGGCACAGGATACGCTAATGCTACTGGTGTTGCTACTACTGGTGGCGGGGGAAGCGGACTTACATTGGATCTAACAACATCTGCTGGTGCTGTAAGTGGTGTCACAATCAATGCTGCTGGATCTGGATATGCTATCGATGATACGATAACAATCACTAACGCTAACGCAGACGGAGTAAAAACTCTAGGTGCTATTAGTGCAGGTGGTACTGGATATGTAAATGGATCTGCCTTGGCAACAACCTCTGGCGGTTCAGGAACAGGATTAACAGTTGATGTAACAACAACTAATGGAGTGGTAGACGGAGTGACCATCAATGGTGATGGATCTGGTTATGCTGCAACTGACACATTAACAATCACCAACCCTAACGCAACTGGTGTTTTAACTCTTGGAACGATTGCTACTGCTGGAACTGGATACACTACAGCAAATGGACTCGCAACAACTGGAGGATCTGGAACAGGATTGACAGTTAATATTACGGTCTCTGCTGGTGGAGTTGCAAGTGTCGCAATTAATAATGACGGTTTAAATTATTCAACTTCTGATACAGTCACAATTGTGAACGCTAACGCAAGTGGTGTTAAAACTCTTGGAGCAATAACTGCTGCAGGAACTGGGTATACAGAAGGAACTACCACTGGAGTTGCAACAACTTCATCTGGTTTAGGAACTGGATTGACAGTTGACGTGACTGCTGACGCATCTGGTAATGTTACTGGAGTTGCAATTAATAATGATGGATTAAATTATGCAGCGAGTGATATCGTAACCATTTCTGGAGAAGGTAATGGTGACGCAACTTGCACAGTATCTGTTCTTCACGGTAACGGTGCTACTGTTCCTATTTCTGCTCTTCATGGTAGCGGAGCAACTCTTACTGTTTCTGCAATTCACGGAAGCACATCAACTGTTGATATTGCTACAATCTTTACTGCTGCAACAGTTAATACTGCTACTACTTTCACTAATGCAACATTCGGACTTTCCGATATTGCAACGATGGAAGTCGGTGCTACTATAACAGGTTCAACATCTGGTACTACTGCAACTATTACTGCACTTGGTGCTACAGATGTCACTGTTGATAATGTTGATGGATTCTTCAAGACTGGAGAAACCGTTGGTGCTAATGATGTAACTAATTTGACTATAAGTTCATTCGGATAATAACAAATGTCGGCAACTAGACCCGCAACTAAAACTGAATTAAAAGATTATGCTCTTCGTAGGTTAGGATATCCTACGATAGACATCAACGTTGCTACTGAGCAACTAGATGATCTAGTTGAAGAAGCAATCGATTACTATCAGGAATATCATTATAACGGAAGTTATAAGGCATTCATGAGAATAGAAGTTACTGATGCTATTAAAACTGCCGCACAAACCTATGATCAACAGGGTTCTACAGCATGGTATGAGGCAAAGAATTATGTTGATACACCACCTGGTATGCTAGGAATCAATCATGTATATACAATGATTGGTGCATCAAGTATAGTACCAGGTAATATTTTCAATATTAAATATCAAATCTTTTTGAATGATATCTATGCTATGACGCATGGACATATCTTACATTACTTTATGACTTCACAGTATCTTGAAACTCTGGATTGGGTAACAAATTCACAACAGAATCGTAGAGTCAAATGGAATGAGCATCAAGGAAAATTATATATGGATATGGATTGGGCAGACTTTAGTTCAGGTGACTATATATTAGTAGACTGCACTATGAGACAAGATCCAGAAGAAAATACAAGCATGTATAATGATAACTGGATGAAAGATTATGTTGAATCATTATTCCAACAACAGTGGGGAAGAAACCTAAGTAAGTATGATGGCATTCAAATGTTAGGTGGTGTAACACTTAATGGTCGTCAAATACTAGATGATGCATCAACCTTTAAAGTTAATCTTGAAAAAGAACTGCGTGATCGTTATGAACTTCCACCATTAGATCTTATAGGATAAAATGGCAATACAGAATTCTCCAGCACAAGATTATGTTCAGTCAGATTATTCTAACGCAGGACGTTTGAGAGCAAATGCTTCTGACCAAGAACAAAAATTTATTGAAAACCTAGTTGTAGAGAGCATTGAAATTTATGGGCAAGACATATATTATGTACCGAGGACTATCGTCAATCGTGACACAGTTTTCGGAGAAGATTCTGACGGCAAGTTTGAAACGGCAAAAGCAATCAGAGCCTATGTCAATAATGTCGAAGGATGGGAGGGCCAAGGTGAGTTACTTACAAAATTCGGAGTACGTATCGAAGATAAAACAACGTTTATATTCTCCCGTGAAAAGTTTAAAGAAAAAGTGGACGACGATGTTGTCCTTAATGTCGAAGGAAGACCAAACGAGGGGGATCTAATTTGGTTCCCAATAACAAAACATTTATTTGAAATTCAATTTGTAGAAGTCGAACGTCCTTTCTACCAGTTAGGTAAAGGATATGTTTGGGAATGTCAGTGTGAACTCTTCGAGTACAGTGATGAGAAGATTGATACTGGTATTGCTGCTATTGATGAAATAGAGTCTGCCTTTGCTAATGCTATCACAGTTAACTTTGCTATTGGATCTGGTAGTGGTGACTTCACCGTTGGTGAAATAGTTGCTGGTGGATCATCTAATGTAACTGCTGAGGTTAAGGCATGGGATTCTGCTAATAGACAACTTCAGGTCTTTAATAGATCTGGTATCTTCTCTATCCCAGAAACCGTTACTGGACAGACATCCACTGCTGCGTGGACTACTGCTTCTTACAACACACTAAATAATGTCAATACAGCAGCGAGTGTCGATCAGAACTATGACTTTGAGACGCTTGATAATGATATCATAGACTTTACTGAATCTAATCCATTTGGATCAGTTGGTTCAACTACTGACACTACAATCTAATGCTAGGAACTTACAGTTATCACGAGATTTTTAGGAAGACTATCGTCGCCTTTGGCACTCTATTCAATAATATTGAATTAAGACGTTCTACTGAGGTGATGAAAGTTCCTTTGGCTTATGGTCCAAAGCAAAAATTCTTAGCACGTTTAGATCAAGTTCCCGATCCTACAAATAAAAGAGTTCAAATTACTCTACCTAGGATCTCTTTTGAGATTAATGGTATCACATATGATACACAGAGAAAGGTATCTCCAACTCAAAAGATTAAAATTAATAAGGACGTAGACGAAAATTATAATACCTATATGCCAGTTCCATATAATTTGGATTTTGAATTGGCAATTATATCTAAAAACCAAGAAGATGGACTACAGATATTAGAACAGATATTACCTGTATTCCAACCTCATTTTAATCTTCCAGTCAAGTTATTGACACAGATGAAAGAAGTTAAAGATGTTCCTGTAGTTCTTCAAAGCATTGATTATGAAGATGATTACGAGGGAGATTTTGCTACACGTAGAGCAGTAATTTATACACTAAGATTTACAGCAAAGACTTATCTATATGGTCCTGTTACTGAGCACAAAGTTGTTAAGAAGACTCAGATCGATTACTATTCATCTACAAATACAACTACGGCACCAAGACAGGTTCGCTATACTACATCACCAACTGCTACAATAGACAAGGATGGAACAGTTGTTACTACGTTGTCTGCTGCAATTAGTAAAACACAGACTGTATTTGATGTTGCAGATGCTTCTACCATCTCTCAATGGGATGATATTTACATTGGAACAGAAACAATGCGAGTATCTAAAAAGACTGGCAATTCACTTACTGTATTACGTGGAAGAAACGGTACTACTGCAGCCGCTGCTGCTGGTGCAGTTTCAGTCTATAAGATAGATGCTGCTGATGATGCATTGATTGGTGGAGAAGATGATTTTGGATTTAGCGAAACATCTTCATTCTTCCAAGACATGAAGAAATATAATCCTGTGAGTGGTCTAGATGAATCCATTTGACGGTTTGAATGATGCTTTTGGGGCAGAGCCTACTGATTTACAGAAGCATGTCCAGAATGTAAAACCAGCTCTTAAAAAGAGTGAGCAAGAAGATGTAGTTCAAGACTATGAAGTTAGTCGTGCACAACTACATAATTTGGTAATGAAAGGACAGGAGGCAGTAGATGGCATACTTGATGTGGCACGAGCGTCAGATCATCCACGTGCTTATGAAGTTGCAGGTCAACTTATTAAGAACGTCGGAGATGTAGCAGATAAATTAATTGACCTACAAGTTAAGATAAAAGAATTAGATAAAGAGGAGAAAAAAGGACCAACAAATGTCACTAATGCTATGTTTGTAGGTAGCACTGCAGACCTTCAGAAACTTCTTAAGCAACAAAAACAGCTAAATAAGACAGAAGAAACTACATAGACACGACAATGACAGTTCTTAACGTATTAAGTACTAACACTGTAAACTCAGGTTCAACTGAATATCAAGTTGTTCAGACTGGATTCTACAGAGTGCTTGCTACTGCTGGTGCAGCAACCGTTACCTTTGGTAGTGGCCCTGCTATTACCCTAGTTCAAAATGAAGCAATTTTAGTTAAGGGTGGTAAACCAGGCATAGCAAAAGTACTAAAGGCAATTGATGATGCTACTGCAGATTATTATGTTGGCGAACACATTCAAGATAGTTCATCCAACCATCCATTTTCTGTAGGAGATTTTATAGCAGTTGTAGATGATAGCACATCTCCAACAATCGATAGCAACTTTCTGTCTGCTGGCACTGCTGGTAAGAAAATTACTGCAGCCAACAATACTAATATGTTAACAACAGATATAGATTCATCTAGTGCTTCTGCTGATTATACATGGTCATCAGGTAAAAAAGCATTAATTCAACGCTGTGTAAAGATAGCAGCGGCAACTAATAACGTAATAGTTGAAGAAGTTCAGGTAGTCGGAGGCTAGAATGCCAGCCGTCAATCAAGAAGCCGAGCGTATTATTCGTGGTATGAAGAAGAACCGTCATAGGTTTAAGAAACTTTATGGGGATCGTGATAAAGAAGTGATGTATGCGACAGCAAACAAACTGGCACAGAAAGAACAACTAAAAGTTATGTACTATAAAGACTTTATTTCTCTCGTTGAAGGTAATCCTACTACAAGGATGCTTACTAAGTCCAAGACAAAGGTGACTGGTAACATTTCTGCAGATAGAGGTAGCAGCGAAAAGGACAACAGATCAAAGCGGAAAGGTCTTGAAAAAGATTTAAAAAAGAAAGGTATCGGATACAAAAAAGGTGTAGGTGAATACAAATACGATAAAGGTAAGACAGAACGTGAAGTGTCATACCAAACATCGAAACCAGATAAAATGAGTAAGAGACGGTTTGGAAAGACTATGCGTCGTCTCGGTCGTAAACATGGACAAGAATCCGTAATCACAAAAGACAAAGACAAATCTGCAAAATTGCACTATACTGACAAGAGTAAGAAAAAATCTGAATCTCTTGGAAAGTCTAAAGCAGGAAGTCATCCCCAGAAATATGGTGAGACTTCTGGAAGTAAAGTCAGAAGCGGCAAGTTGCCAAAGAAATCTACAAAGCCAGCGTACCACTATAAGTAAACAACTGGTAGGCAAACAAATGGAAAAGAAAACTCCTGAACAAAAGGAGTTGGAGCATCAGCTTGAACAGATGCGAAAGTTGATGGATCTGACCATAAAACATGAGCAGCAACGTGGTCGAGTTGCGTCTTCTAACCCTGATAAAAATAGTTAATATTACTCATAAGTAATCTAAATATTCATACAATCTATGCGAGCCCACGGCTATAAATCGTGTCTCATTACTCAGTGTCCTATATGGACGAAACAAGGCAACACCAAACAATCTGCGAATACGCAGAGGATGCCTTTTCAGCAAGAAATCAAGCAGTAGAGGATGTGCCCTTTCTAAAGAGCCATCCTCATTTTATTGACTGCATATTAAGGGAGGATTCTAAATTCTGCACAGTATTATCATGAAACATGAAATCATGTGGTGGATGAGCAGGTTAACAGTCATGCTCACATCCCTATTCCTTTCAATGACACTAGCAGCCAAAGCATATGCTGCTGATATACAGATGGGTGCAGGAGGCAACTTAGTCTTTGAACCCAATGAGATTAGTGTATCAGTTGGTGATACAGTCACGTTTACTAATGGAGATTTACCACCACACAACCTAGTGTTCCTTGATAATCCAGAGTTATCTCATCCAGACTTAGCATTCATGAGTGGAGAACAGTTCCCAGTCACCTTCACCGATGCAGGAGACTATGAATTCCAGTGTGAACCTCATGCTGGTGCTGGTATGAAGGGGGTAATTCACGTTGAGTGAAGTAGTCTGGTCAATAAATATTATGCTTGCTTTACTTTTGGTAGGAGTAGGTGCTATGATATTCTGGATATTCAAATACGATGATTGGAATCCTAACTCCATTACTTCTAGCTCAGTC